CGTGTAGGTGTGCGTTACGCCTGCTGCAAGGCTCATGCTGGGGTTTTCCGTGAGCACAAACGACACACCCGTCCCCCATGTCACGGTGCTGCCGCTAATGGTGCCGATCACCAGGTACGCAGCGTTCCAGGTAAGCGCCGAGCCTGATGCAGTGAACTGGCAGGTCTGAGATCCTGCCTCAAACCGGTCTGTGGTGCTGTTGAAGCTCCCGGCAGGGATGGTCCACTCGCACCGGGCGTAACCGTTGCCGCTGCGCTCTACAGCGTCCCACGCCGCTGTATTCGAGCTGAGCCCAGGGGATCCTGATGTGGTCGTCGCCAGACATAGGCGGGCCTTGAAACCTGCATAGTCCAAGCCAAAGACACGCCCCGCTTCGTAAGGCGTTTGAATCAGCGCAGGCATGGTAGATATTCAATCTACCGCAGTTTTCCTAGTCAGCATCAGAAGAACAGAACAGGACCGAAGTAGGCAGGGTTGTCGCCGGTTGTGCTGACTGCTTCTTCCGATGATATGTCATATGCGAGTGGGCCATTGATCGTAACGCCGCTTTGTGTCGTCAGCCCGGTAGCGTTTTTGATCATGGTATAACTGCTTGTAGCTGCAGATGTCAGGTAAGCAAACACCCCATAAGTCCCAGGCTGCAAGGTTGCGCCTTCAAAGCTAACCTTCCGCCATGCGCCATCCAGGGGAGCTGCGGTACCAGCCGCAACTGCAATGTATCTTCCAGTAAAGCCAGGCTGGCCAGGGTTTATTTCTAATACATCATTTCCGTACGGCAAATACTCGCCAAAATTGATACCTACATATACGCTGATTGCATCTTGCAGACCATCTCCCCCAGCATCGTAAACACCAACACCTTTAATTTGCTTAGCGGACGACAGTGTAAAGCTGTATCCATATATTCGATTTTCGCTCCACGCCAGCGACGTTCCGCCGGTAAACGCCACCATTGCGCTTGTTCCTGCTTGCACAGTAAATGCACCAGACCCACTACCAGCAAACAATGGTGTTGCAATCGTCCCGTAATTTGTCGTTACGCTTGTAAGCGATACAGTAGACGCAGACACGCTATAAGGCGCATCTAACAACCAGCTCAGCGAACGGCTCACGCTTTCGCGTCGCACGGTCTCAGCAACCGCTCCCACCGCATTTGCCCTGCTTAGCTCTACCGCATACACATCACTCTCAACCCCCGCCGTCCCGAAGCTCGCCCACACGTTGCCCGGTGCCATCGGGTCAAAACCGGTCGGTGCGTTGATCGTATTGGCAAGACCCGGTGTGCTATTGCTCGCTGTCGTCACAGTCGGTAGGTTGGCGGCTGGCACCATCATCGGGAACCAATCAGCACCCGTTGCATTTGCCACAAGGCCCGCCCCACCATCGAGCATTGCATCACAGCCGACAACCAAGCCCTGTGAATCCCAGGCAAACGTAGTACCGTTGGCGCGAAACTTGCCGACCGTTCCGGCCGCTTCCAAGTACAGAGTGCCCATCGGCTCACTGGGCAGGTTGCGCAGCTCGGTGGTGATGCTCTTGCCGTTGGCCATGCCGGACAAGATGTAGTGAACAGCCCTGCCGTAGTCGTAGGCAGCAGTGGCGCTAGAGGCGTAGATGTACTCTAGGCCGGTGTTATTGTCGCCAGCACCAGCAGACGGGCGCAGGTAACTATCAGGGGCAAACCGCATGCTGTACTCGCCTGTGCGCAAGCCTGAACCAGCGGCCATGCTGAAAGGTGGGTTTGCCCCGGCTGCATTTGAATCAAAAACTAGGGTTGTAAGTCTGCTTTGGTTTTGGTTACCTAAGGGGCCAGTTACATTCCAGCCGCCATTGGTTGATAAGCCTTCTTGAGTGCCTCTGAGATTCTCGTTTTGCTGATCCAGTTCGCCGGGTTGGGCAGGTGCTATTCCCCTGCCAATGTTGATGGTTTTTTCAACGCCAGTACATACCAACGAACTCATCCGATTTACAAGCGTGTAAGTGCCGTCGATTCGTATAGTTTCATTAGATCGCTTCAGCGCAGCCATGATTGTGGCTGCGGCTGTTTTACCGGCTGCTGTTGCCCCCCAGGCTTGATAGACAATCGTTGTTTGCTTGGTCAGGTCGGCGGCTTTATTTTGCTCCTTTTCTACAATCGTTTTACGGACCAAAAAGCTACGAACTCCTAAGTCTATGTTTTTGTAGTTTTCAATAGCAAGGCCACCAGCAAAACCAATCCATGGTTCATACTCGTTGGTGATAACCATGCTTTCAACTGGCCCTTCATCAGTAGCAATGTAGAAGTTAAAGGTTTCGATCCGCTTGATCAGCAGGGCGCCAGGGAATGCTGGGCTGCCAGCCTCCAGCTTCGACTTCCACCTTGTCGGATTGGCGGCCCCGACGCAGGTTGTTGTTGTTGAAATTGTATTTGCTACAACATCCTGTCTTTGCTCTTTGCCGTCTTTGTCTGTGTAGTTGTAGGTGTCGTACGTGGTTACCACTTCCGATGTAGAAGCGAAAGTAACTTCATCCGATGCTTCTACGGTCGAATCACCTACCTTTTTTCTATACTGAACCGCAAACGTTTCGGCTGGGCTAATCGTTTGCTGGAATGTCCAGTTACGCAATGGTCCAGGGGTGCCTCCACCACCACCACCACCACCGCCACCACCACCACCACCGCCGCCACCGCCACCCTCGTTCCATGTGTATGGAGCACTGCTACTGGCAATCGGTTTGTAATTGGCGAAACTATCAACAGTCGGCAAATCCAACTGTCCATCGCTGATCGTGATTTGATTCGGCGCTGGCACACTACCGATTGATTCAATCGTGATCGTATCGTTGATCGTCAGAAACGGTCCCTTACTTGCAGGAGCCAGAACCTTTCGGATTCGTAACTGCTCAGCAGCATCAATGAAGCCATAAAAGCCAGATTCAGCCAGCATCGTGCTAGCAACTTCCAAATACCCACTCGACAGCTCAATGCTGCTCACCGCCTTCGCACCGGTCAGTGTCGGGTTCCCGCTTGCTTGCGTGATACCGCACCGCTCAAGCGCAACAGCCAGAACGCTGCTCAGGTGGCAGATGTTTGGTGCCGATCCCGCTGAAACACTGATCGGTGTCCACTGTGGGTAGTCGGTCGCGTAGTAAATCTCCGGTTGCACGTTCTCCCAGTTCAACGCCAGCAGGCATCCGACCGTTAACGTGGTTTCGTTGGCAATCGGGTCACTATCGGCCTTCAGCACCCGTAACCGCCGTGGGAACCGTGTCAGCCTTCCTCCTGGCAGCCGCACACCCAGCAGTAGCTCTGTGCCTGCAGCAGGCTGGATCAGCCCGCTGATCACCACCTCACCGGTCGTCCGCAATAGGCCCGTGCCAGGCGTCAGCGAGTCGGTGGATAGCTGTCCACTGATCACCACGCCTAGGTTGCTGAATACCTGTGCGCGAACATCAACCGGTGCGGCTGTCATCAGCTTGCCCTCCGCTTGAGCTTCACGGTCACGATGTAGCGCTCGACCACCGCGCCACCTGACACGATCTGATCACGCTCCAGGCCCAGCTCACCCACCGGCCAGAAGTCCGAGGCTCCAGGGCGGGCCGCGATGGTGGCCGCGAACCAAGCCTTCACCGCAGTCCAGCCAGCGGACGTGGTGACCCCCCGAACGGTGCGCACCTCAGATGCCACCAGGGGCCCCCGTGCCACAAACCCCCCGGTACTCGTGGGCTCCAGGGTTGGGCCATCCTCGAAGCCTTCGGGCTGATCCAGCAGCGCCAGAGTGGTGGTGCCGAGCGTGATGGTGCCGTAGGCGGGCAGGAACGCATCACCGCCGAGCCGGGCCTTCTCGTTCTGCCGTAGCAGCACCGCCAGTTGTTGAGCTGCATCGATCAGCTCGAAGCTGACCTTCACCCAGGCGCCGCCTTGCACCGTCTCGCCAACCGGCGCCCCGGTGAACCAACAGGCCAAGCTGGTGACAGATCGGCCATGGGCCGAACAGGTCAGCGCCGCAGTGGCCCCTACTGCACGGCTGGCCAATGTGGGCGCCTCCAGGATCTTGGCCGCCTGCCACGCATCGAAGATGGTGCAGGTCGTCACCCACTGCGCCGGGGTGCAGAGCCCTGTCACGCTGAACCGCCTAGCAGTCAGACCCTGCTCCGTCTCAGCCTCGGCGTACCCGATCGGCTGCGCCTGCAGGTAACGCAGCGTCAGGGTGGAAGCTCCGTAGACGAGCTGAATGCTCATCTGGGCACCCTCAGAACATCCGCGCCGTGGTCTGCGCCAACCTCAGGCCGGATCCATCGCCGCGCACCCCGACCGACACATTCCACGCTTTGCGCCTCAGTTCGGCTACTTCCTGGCTCAGGTTTCCAACCGCAAGCGCCAAATGCGCTACTGCCGGATCGGAACCACCACGCAGCACGGCAGCACCACCGCCGAGGGCTCCTGATTCCTTCAGGCGGCTGGTGACGTTGGCAGGGATCACCGTTCCCTGCGAGGGTGCCGTCCAGAGGCTGTTGGCGGGCCGGTTGATCAGGGACAGGGCACCAGAAGCTGATAGGAACGCCTCCTGCCCGAGGGACATGCCGCTCGGGCCGTCGTTGATGCGGTAGGTCTGGCCAGCATCCACCGGGCCGCCCGTGAAGCGACTAGGTGGCAGGCCGGAGGCTGCAGCAAGCGAGCGGTAGAAGGCTTCGGCGGAACCTGCAGCGTTGCCCATGTTGTTGGCCAGCGCCGAGGCCTGATTGCGGGCAGCATTGGTCGCCTTTGCTGCATCGCTCATGTAGGTCTTGATGTTGTTCGCAGCGGGGCTGCTTGTTTTGCCAAGGGTTTGGCCAATCTGCACGAAGCCATCCCGAGTCGTCCGCACTTCGAGGCCCACATCCTTGGCCAACTGCGCGAAGGCGCCTTGCTGCGCGAGGGGAACCTTCAGTGAATCGCCGTAGCTCTTGAAGGAGTTGGCGGTGTCCTTAACCTTTTGGAAGGTGCCGTCAGCAGCGAGCTGCAACCCCTTTGCGGCGGCTTCGGCAATGATTCCGTTCCGGGCTTGTTCCTCACCAAATTGGGCAATCGCTCGCTGTATTGGTTGCATTTTGTCTAATAGACCTAGCTTTGATTCCTCAGCATTTAGGTTATTGACTGCGATGTCATAAGCGTATTGCGCTTGTGCGGTAGCTTCTTTGCTGGTTCCATTTTTTGCGGTTTGCAAGGCTAAGAATGTTCTCTCAACTTCTATCCTTGCGTTACTTGCTGTTAGATCGGCCTCGTAGTATGCCTGCTGCTGCTGCAAACTAAGCATGGCCCTTTGCAGTTCCTGTTGTTGTAAAAGTATTCTGTATTTCGTATTTAACGCTGCTAGCTCTGTCGCCTCTCCCCGTCGCTTCAGTGCTTCTAACTCTGCTTCACTTGCCCCACGCTTTTGAGCAGCATCTAGCTCGTAGTTATTGCGGTTGCGAACAATGTTAAACCGTGATTCCTCTAGGCCAATTACGGCTGTACCAAGGTCGATAATTGCTTGCTTTTCAGTTGCGCGATTGGCAAGATCACCGATCAGCTTTTTCTGGGACATCTCGTACAGCTGCATCATAGATGTTAGCTGTTTAGTCTGTTCTGCGTTTTGCTCTTTCGATATTCTCAGCCGCTCTCCGTCTGCAGCAGCGGTAGCATTCGCTTCCCCTAGGATGTCGCGTTGCTTAGCCGCAAAGTCTTTGGCTAGCGTCCCTATCGAAAGCTGAATTTGCTCAAATTGCTTGCCGCCTAGATTAAGCTCGCCAAACCAGTCACGGCTGGCCCCCGTGTTAGCAATGGCAACACTCAGCAGGTTTTTGGCTTCTTGGTACGATATGCCATACTGCTTCGCAATTTGCTCAAGGTGCCCAACTAGCTGGTCTGCATCCTTCGCGGCCAATCCAAAGGAATCCCGTAGATCTTTAGAAGATGATTGTACCTTTAGCTCTTTTAGTGCATCAACCAAGGCAGTTACTGTTCCAGCAACTGTTGGCAGCAGGTTGGTCCCAAAACTGGTCTGAAGATCAGCCCATGCGTTTTGCAATTTGGCTATATTTTGTGCTGCGGTAGGCAACCCTCCCGCACCTGCCGTCAGTTCATTCAAGCCCTTGGTTAGGGCTGGAAAGAACTCCGACGAAGATAGCCTTCCTGTCTCCACTAGCTTGATCAGTTCCTGCTGGCTGATCCCGAGCCCTTTAGCCGTGGCAGCTAGCGCAATCGGCAGCCGTTCGCCCAACTGCCCGCGCAGCTCTTCCATGGCCACGGTGCCCTTGGATGCCACCTGCTGCAGCGCCAGGAGGCTGCCGCTGATCTCGTCATTGGACAGCCCCAGCGCTTGGCCAGCCTTTGCCACCGCGCCAAACAGGTCTTTCTGCTGCTGCAGTGGCACCCCGGCAGCCGTCGCTGCTGCGGTGAAGCTGCCGAAGTTGTTGGCTAGATCCTTGAACGACAGGCCAAGCGTGTCAGCAGTGTCTCGGGCAAAACCAAGCGCACCCGCTGCACCTTGAGAGCCGAGAGTGTTGGATAGCTTGCGGGTGATCGTTTCCAGCTCTATGGCCTGCTGGACTGAACCCTTGAGGAAGCCGACTACCGAAACACCAACACCAAGGGCGCCAAGTTGACCAAGGACCCCGCTCAAAGCCTTAGCAGCCACGCTGGTTTGCCCCAGCGCCTTGTCCATTTCACGCTGAGTACTGATCAACTCCCGCTGTGCCTGGTTGAACTCACGCGAGCCGATCTTTGTCTTTTCCAGCGCCTGGTTAAGGTCCGACAACCGACCACGCAGCCCATTGATCGTCTGCTCGTTGCCGCCGAACCCCTGCTTGAACTCCTGCCCCGCCTGCCTCCCCGCTTGCCCGATCTGCCGCGAGGCATCGAGCACGCCCTTCACATCGGCCGTAACCTTGACAACCCACTCATTGCCTGCCATCTCAGCTCTCCGGTGTTACGACGTACTGGGTAGGATTGGTCCAACTGATGACGTACTGATCCAGCACCCCGAGCCCCTGCCCTGGT